GCAAGGATTATCCCGCGCAATCAATCGGAGTATTTGCGCGCAATGCAGTTTGAGGCGCAGACAACACATCGGATGATTATCAGATACAGATCTGATCTAAACCATAATATGCGGATCAAACTTGGGAGCAGATATTTTAATGTCCAGAGCATAATCGATATAGAAGAAGCTCATAGATGGCTCCAAATCGATGCGATTGAAACCGCTGAAACGGCGGCGACATGATTAGCGCGCAAGTTATTGGTCTCGACAAACTAACAAAGCGACTGCAGTCTATGCCTCCAGACTCCACGCGCGAGGTAAAAAAAGCCATAGCAACCAGTGCATTTATGGTTGAGGCAACGGCGAAGAGGGCGATCGCGCAGGGGAAAAAAAGCGGCAAAGTCTATAAGCGCAGAGGTGTTTTCCACCGCGCATCCGCAGCAGGAGAGCCCCCGGCTACAGATACAGGGAGATTGATTTCTAGCATTAGCCATCAGGCGTTTCTAGATGGCCTCCAAGTCCTGGTGGGAACTGCCACAAAATATGGGAAATTCTTGGAGTTCGGGACCCATCGCATAGCAGCTCGCCCGTGGCTTTTCCCAGCATTAAAGCAAAATTCTAAGAAGATCGTACAGCTTATTGATTCAGCTGTGAAAAAAGCAATCCAAAAAAGATGAGGGTAAGGTCATGGCGGCTTTCAGCGCATTCCAGATTCAGAAAGCAATCGATGCGGTTTTAGTGGCGGATTCTACACTCCTGGCGCTGCTCGGCAGCGGTACGAGCGCAAGCATCGTTGCCAATCCAGTTCAGAGCAATCCAGTATTTCCATATGTCGCATATGGAGATTCGCTTTCAAGCGAATGGTCAACAAAATCAAAAGCAGGAGCGGAAACAACAATCGATCTGCATGTCTTCTCGCAAACCGGAGACCAGGAGCAATGCGCTGCGATCATGGATCGGTTGCACACGCTTCTGCATTTTGCGGATTTAACCGTAACAGGAAATTCCATCGTATTTATCATGTGGGATTCCTTTGCTACAATCCAGATAGACGACACCGACGAACGCATAACATTCCACGGGATCATCCGATTTAAAGCAATCACACAAGCAAATTAAGGAGCAACAAAATGGCAGCAAAAAAGGGCTATAGCTTTATTTTAAAGCAAGGAACAACGGCGGCAGGAACCGTACTGGGCGGCCTGCGTGATACATCTATTCGTATCACGAGCGAAGCAGTTGACGTCACGACAAAAACTCATTCAGGCGTGCGCCAATTGCTTGAAGGAGCGGGAGTGACAAGCATTACGATCACCGCTAACGGCGTTTTTGAAGATGATGCGGCATATGATACGGTTTTGGGCTATGCAAAAGCCAATAGCATCAACGCTATGGGATTAGTCGATGGCGACGGCAACACCTTCGATGGATTGTGGCAAGTTACAAGCTTTGAAACGTCAGGCTCCTACAATGGCGCGCAAATGTACTCTCTGACCTTAGAGTCAGCTGGCACCATTACTTACGTGAACGTGTAAGAGGGTTATATGGCAACTTTAGCGGTCACCAACCTTTCTAGCTCTGGCGTAACTCAAACCCTCGCTGCTGCGGCGGGTGGTGGTGACGTTTTCCCAAACGACGGGAAGACGATCTTTGTTGTTAACAATGGATCTGGCGGATCCATCAACGTTACTTTCACCGCGCAAACAACCAGCGCGGAAAAACCGGGGATGGAGGACATAACCTACAGCGATAAAGTTGTTGCTGTTGCAAATGGCGCAATAAAAATGATCGGGCCTTTCGCAACTGGAACTTACAACAATCCAAGCGGACAAGTCGCGGTTTCTTACAGCAGCGCGACGAGCGTGACCGTTGCCGCGTTCCGCATAAATCCAAAAGGTTAAAACAAATGCTTGAACCGATTGTTCATATAAAAATTGGCGAAGAAAGTTTTGCTTTGAAACCTACTTTTCGGGTGATTTCTCAGATTGAGAATGCACTCGGGAGGTCTTTACCGAAAATCATTGCGGAGGGGATTTATGGCGAAAAAGCACGTGGGCTTTTGCAAGATGAGCTATTCAATATTATCCGCATTGCCATTGATGGAATTGGAAGGAAAGTCGCGTCAGAAGCAATTGAAGAATTCATCATGCGCAACCGTATTGAGGCAACTATTCTCGTGGCTAATTTTTTGGGCATATCCTTCAGAACCTCTGAATATGCAGAAGCAGAGCAAGATAGCGCGGAGGATGGAGATAAAAAAAAATAGAAATTCCTTGGGGGGATTACAGGAAAATCGCCCTTGGGGTTTTGCGCTGGCGTCCAGAGGATTTTTATAACGCAACCATGTGGGATTTCGAGGACGCTTATAATGGTTACTTGGAATCTAAGGGGGTCATCAAGCGCCGAGTAGATCGTAATGAATACAACGACTTCAAGGAAAAAGTTGAAGCGAAACTAGAGCAAAAGAGACGGGCGGAGAATGGCAACAGTTGAAGAGTTAAATGTCAAAATTACCGCCGACACATCGCAACTAAAGCGAGAGATGAAAGGCGCAGAAGATTCTGCAAAGCAGCTTGGGGAGTCAATAAAGGGCTACTTTGCCGCATTCCTTGGCGTGGAATCAATCAAGAAAATGATCGAGCTCACTAGCGGCGCACAGCAATCGCAGATGCGCCTTGCCGCCGTTATAAGGGCTACGGGAGAGGCCGCTGGCGTTAGCGCTGAAAACTTTGGTAATTTTGCAGAGCGCCTGGAAACCATAACACTATTTGATGGCGAAAAAATACGAGATGCAGGCTCAATCTTACTTACTTTCAAATCGATCCAGGGCGATGTTTTTGAGAGCGCAATGCGAAGCGCACTTGATCTATCAGCAACTTTTAACAACGATTTGTCCTCTTCCGCTGTGCTGGTCGGGAAGGCGCTCGAAGATCCGATTCAGGGCCTCACAGCTTTAAGGCGCGTAGGAGTTACCTTTACCCAGTCACAACGCGAGATGATCACGGGGCTGGTAGAGTCTGGGAAGCAATTTGAGGCTCAAGGAAAGATCCTTGAAATCATTGAGGGGCAAGTGGGCGGAGTGGCAGAAGCTATGGGGAAGGGGCTTCCCGGCGAATTGCATCGTGCTGGTATTGCTTTCCAGGATCTTGGCAAAGAAATGGGTAACACATTAGAGCAAATAAACGCCATCTCTGGTGGCGCTCTAAAAGTGTCCGACGGCATAAACTGGCTTACTGAGGCAGTAATAAAAGCTGCGGAATGGATTGATCATGCAGCGTTAGGGTACGTAAAGTTTCAAAATGCTCTTGGCATTGTTGATGATGCGCTCATGAATGATGTTATGGCCGAAGCTCTAGAGAGGCGCAATAAGCTGCTCGAAGAAAATGCTAAGCGCCTCGAAGATTTCCAGAAAAAAACAGCAAAAGGAACGGGGGGTGCTGAGCTTGAAACAAATCCCAATGGATCATACGTTCCCGAGAAGTATGTCGATGAGGAAAAACTTAAGAAATCCAAACGAGAAGTGGAAAGTCTTCGCAAAGAACTTGAGAAGATGAACGGCGAATTGAAGGTGAAAGTGGACACCTTTTATTCGTCGCCGGAACAGCAAAAGCTCGAACAGTTCCGAGAAAAACTGAAAGAGAATGCAGAGGCATTTGAAAAGCTTGGTGATGCCGGACTCGAAATGAAAATGGAAATCGAGGCCAACATTGTGGCGCTTGAAAAACTTGAGAAGGGAGGTGGATCAACATTCCGGCAGTTGGAGCGCTATGCCAGGGATTCTTCCGAAAGCATGGCAAGAGATATGGCGAAGGCAATGCTTTCTTCAAAGGCAGGTTTTACTGGCCTGCGTGATTATGCATTTTCAATGCTTAATGATATCGCTGCTAAGATCTTAGAGCTTACAGTGACCCGTCCTCTTGTAGATGCTGCGGTTGGAGGGATCTTTGGTGGTGGCGGGATTGGAAATATTTTTGGTAGTATCTTTAGTGGTGGTGGAGGCGATGTGTTTGGTGGATCGGCTTCTGCTGCCATTCTCCCAGGATTTGCTGATGGTGGTGTGCCACCTGTGAACAGACCATCAATTGTCGGAGAAAATGGCCCAGAAATCTTTATGCCGCACAGTCTTGGCACGATCATTCCAAACGGCGGTGGGGGAGGCGGCACAAACGTCTACGTTTCCCAAGTGTTCAATATGTCTCCAGGCCTTGCCGAAACCGTAGGCGCTGCAATCAGAGACGCGGCACCGATTATTGAGCAACGCGCGCGCGCAGGAGTTTTCGCGGCAATTGAACGCGGCGGCGCAGAATCGCGAAGCGTTGGGAGAAAGTTATGACAGCAATTTACATGCCAACCAATTCTGGATTTAGGGCTTCGCGCTTTGGGCTGGAGACGCACACCCAACGTTTTGAAAGCGCATTTACCCGCGTTATCAAGCGCCAGTTGCTTTCCGGCGCTAGGTGGAGGGCTTCCTATACTCTGCCGCGAATGAAGCGCGCGCAAATGGCGGAATGGCAATCGTTCCTGCTGCAGTTGGAGGGTGGGGTAAACACGTTCTATGCCTACGATCCAGATGCAAGGATTCCGCGCGGATTGGCTACCGGCACGCCACTTGTCAATGGAGCATCACAAACCGGATCAAGCCTTGTAATTGACGGGGCAGCGGCAAGCGTCACGAATTGGCTCTATGCCGGTGATTATTTTACCGTGAACGGCGAATTTAAAATGGTGACGGCGAACATCACAACTAACGGATCCGGACAAGCAACGATCAACTTTAAGCCTGCGCTACGCTCTGCCCCTGCGGACAATGCGGCAATCTTATTGGGCCTCGATTGTTATTGTGCGATGATCTTAGAGGATGATTCGCAAAGCATGTGGGAGTCTGACAGAAATTCGATTTTCAACGAGAAAACCTTCTCTGCGGTGGAGGCGTTGATATGACGCACAATCTGGACACAGATACCCTTGCACAGTCCCAGGCGGCTACGAATTCTCCCATCTTTTTCCTGAAGCTCGAACTCGATTCTGGAAATATTTGCCTGCACTCACAGCTTGGTGACATTATTTTTGATGGCAGCACATATACCGGAGTCGGGCAACTGGGAACCATTGAAGGCATTGAAGAAAGCGCAGAATTGTCGCGCTCCTCAGTGCGCGTCACGTTGTCTGGGATTGAGCCCGCTTTAGTGTCTTTGGTACTTGGGGAGCATTACCAGGGCCGACTGGCGACGATTTACGCTGGGTTCCTGGGCCTTACAACGCGCCTACTTCTGGGAACACCAGCTTTGTTATTTCGAGGGAAGGTTGACATAGCACCCCTACGCGTGAGCTCAGATTCTGCAACCATAACTCTCACAATAGAGAATGAGTTCGCCGACTGGGATAAGCCTAGAATCCGCCGTTACAATGATGCCGATCAAAAAAGCCGTTACCCAAACGATAATTTTTTCAAATTCGCTGAACAATCCGCAGACAAACAATTGATATGGGGGAAGAATGCGTAACAAGATTAAGTTAATACAACAACCAACTGATAATTTTTACGATATTGCACGCCTCCACTGCGAAGAGGAAACGCTCTTTGAGTGGGGAAAGTGCGACTGTATTCTGTGGGTGTGCGACTACATTTATAAAATCCACGGCGTAGATCACGCGAAAGATTACAGAGGAAAATATAATTCGCAGCTCTCAGCAAGGCGCATCATGCGAAAACTAGGAGCGGATACAATCGAATCTTTGGTTGATTCGTACTATAAGCGCGTGCACATAACATTCGCAAAACGTGGTGATTTGATCCTATCTCCAAATAAAGCAATGGGGATATGCTTGGGTGTCTATAGCCATTTCCTCGGGGCTGGCGGAATGATTAAAATCCCGACGCAGCAATGTCTTGCTGCCTGGAGTATTAAATAAATGCCCGCAGCGATCCCCATTGTCGCAGCGGCAGCCGCCGCTTTCACCTCCATCACAATTGGGGGGTTTGTCGGCGCGCTCGCGGGCCTTGCAGTGGCCGGGGCCATTTCATTTGTTGGGGGCCGGCTATTTCCGGTTAAACCGCCTTCGGCGGCCAGCTTTGCTTTTGATGCCGCAGGAATTTTGGTCCAGACCAACTCACCAATTGAGGCGCATAAGATAATCTATGGACAAATCCGATGCAGCGGCAATAGCTCACTCAAAACAACCACAAACTCAGGCACGACATATAGCGGAGGGACTAGGGAAGGGAGCAACCCATTTTTCCATCAGATCATTTGTTTCGCTGGACATGAGATCGAAGAGTTCACAACCGTTTATTTTGCTGATCAAGAAGTTACTCTGGATGGATCTGGATGGGTAACAAGCGCGCCATATTTCAAGGACGGCGTTTCTTATGCGAGAGTTTTGAAGCATTTGGGCGGGGCTTCGCAGGTTGCCGACACATTGGCCGTGTCTCAGATTACTGGCTGGGATTCTTCGTGTGTCGGATCCGGCATTGCTTATCTGTACATCATCCTCGAGTTCAACGCGGATATTTACACCGCTGGAATCCCGAATATTACGGCGCTGATAAAAGGAAAAAAGGTTTATGATCCGCGCAGCGACACTACCGCTTGGTCTGCTAATCCTGTGCTTTGCATTCGCGATTACCTAACATCGGATTATGGATTTAACGTTCCATCGGCGCGGATTAACGATACTCTCGCCATCGCAAATGCGAACGTTTGTGATGAAGATGTGGATTTGCAGGCGGGAGGGACACAAAACCGATACGAGTGCCATGGATTCTTATCTACCGATCGATCCCCATTGGATAATCTTCAGCAGCTTACCTCTAGCGTTGCTGCACCTATCACCTACGTGCAAGGGATGTTTTGCATAAATGTTGCGATATACGATTCACCAGCGCTAGAGATTACCGATGATATGATAATCGGAGAGATTACGGTCAATCCTCGCGCAAGTCGTAAGGAGCTTTTCAATGCAGTCCAGGGGACATTTGCGGATCCGCAAAAGAATTACCAACCCACAAGCTTTCCAATCGTGACAAATGCAACATATGAGGCTCAGGATGGGGGCGAAAGGATCTTGCGAGATCTCCAATTGCCCTTTGAAAAAAGCGCCGAACGCGCGCAAAGGATAGCCAAAATATTATTAGAAAAATCACGGCAAGGCATAACAGTTGACTTCGCATTGGATCCTTCCTCGCCATTAGAGTTTTCTGTGTGGGATACCTTCACTCATACAAATTCGGCTTTCGGATGGGAAGATAAGGTATTCAGAGTAATGAGTTGGCGCTTTGATCCGGGAAAAGGCATAGCAATTTCAGCGCAGGAAGAAAGCTCTGCATCTTACGACTGGAACGAGGGAGAGGCCACCATAATAGACGCAGCGCCTGACACGAATTTGCCAGATCCGTTTACGGTTCAGCCGCCCGGCTCTCCAATGATTACGGAGACACTTTACTCCACAATTGGAAGCGCAGGAATCAAGACAAAAGCACTGGTGTCTTGGGTTGCTAGCACCGATGCTTTCGCACGCGAATATCAACTGGAATATAAATTGGCGGCGGATACAGATTACATCGTAATCCCGCGCACACCAGATACGCGTTACACCATTTTTGATATCCAGCCAGGATCGTACAATTTTCGCGTAAAGGCGGTCAACACGCTTGGAATAACAAGCGCGTATAGCACGGCAATCATACAGATTTTCGGCCTTACTGCTCTACCGCAGAATGTTACAAATTTCTCGCTCAATGCAATCAACAACAACGCGCATCTCACTTGGGATTCCGCTGATTCTAGCGTTGATCTGGATGTTTTAGTCGGGGGAAATGTAAGAATCCGATACTCTCCAGATATTACAGGATCCGCGACGTGGTCAACGGCTATAGATATCGCTCCAGAGCTTAGTGGGATCGCAACAAGCGCGGTGGTCCCACTCCTGACCGGAACCTATTTCGCAAAATTTGTTGATTCCAGCGGCAACGAATCGGCAACGGCTGCGGAAATAATCTCTACCGTGGCCGACATTGTGAAGATGAACATTGTCGCTACTCTCACAGAAGATCCAGGATTTACCGGCGCAAAAACTAATATGAGCGTGTCCGGCGGAGTCCTTAGCTTGGATCCGGACGGATCCGTTTTCGAAACGCACGGAATTTACGAATCCTCAACATATGTGGATGTCGGAAGAGTAACAACATCGCGCGTTTCTTTCTCGATTGCCGCCACCACATTTAACTCAGTTGATCTTTTTGATTCAAGGTCGGGAGATTTCGATGACGCATCCGGATATTTTGACGGAGAGGACGTATCCGGCATGGCATTCAAGATGTTTATCTCCACAACCGACGATGACCCGTCTGGAACTCCGACTTGGAGCGCATTCCGGCAATTTTTCGTAGGAGACTACACTGCGCGCGCATTTAAATTTAAGCTTGATGTTTTATCGGAGGATTCTTCCTATCAAACGCAAATCTCTGCTCTCGCTTTCCAGGTTGATTGTCCAGATGTTGTTGATCGTGGCACGCTTTCTACTGCATCCGGATCTCTAACAACTGTTAGCTTCAATAAGCCCTTCGTAATTACAACCCCATTTGTAGGCGCTACAATCCTCGATGCAGATCTTGGAGATCGTATTTTTATCACAAATGTCAGCTCTACCAGCTTTGATATTGGAGTCAAAAATACAGCCGGATCATATGTGGTGAAAACCGTTAACTGGGACGCAAAGGGGCACTAATAGTGGGCAAAGATAAAGAAACGAAAGCACAAGAGCTTGAGCTAAAAAAAACAACAGCAGAGACGATGGATGAAATCCACCGTCGTTGGTACGCGCTACGCAATCAGGGCCTAGATTTTTCCGAATATGAGGTGGCAGCAAAAGAACTGAGCGAGGCGGTTAACATCGAGCAAGTACATGCGATAAAAGCTCTAATTGATGCGAAAGAATTTAAAGAAAACGCAGAGGTTATTGGCGACTATTATCGGGATTTCGAAGCCTATCTATTTAATGCTTTCACCCGCAAACTGTTACAGAACGGGGAAGATTTTGGATTGAGATCAATCCTCCAGCGAGCAAAGGCAGCAGCAGATGTGGGGGACAAGAATGCAATTCCCACGATAAAAGCTCTTAAAAAAGAGGTCGATGATGTCACAAAATGATATGTCGATCGCTAACCAAACGTTCCCAGCGACGCGCTCAGATCTTAACAGCGCTTTCCAGGCGCTTGTAACACAATCATCCGGCGCAACAGAGCCATCGACAAAATATGCTTACCAGTTGTGGGCTGATACAACCACAGGATTGCTGAAAATCCGCAATGCAGCAAACAATGCTTGGATTGCGGTTGGCACGCTGGCGAGCACCAATCTTGGACTACTCCCACTTTCGGGGGGATCTCTTACAGGAGCGCTAAATTTTGCAAAAGGGACAGACATACTAAGCGCAACCACGACAGACATCGGAGCGGCGACTGGCACTGTGGTAGATGTGACCGGAACCACTACAATTACCGGACTTGGGACAGCGCAAGCCGGGACAATGCGAATCGTAAGATTTACTGGCAGTCTCACTCTTACCCACAACGGAACATCCCTAATATTGCCAACTGGCGCAAACATCATAACTGCAGCTGGGGATGTGGCTATTTTCATCTCACTTGGCTCTGGCAATTGGTACTGCGCACTATTCCAGCGTGAAAGCGGCGAGCCATTATATTCACCTGGGAGACTAATAGGTGTCCAATATTTTAGCACGCCTGGGACAGCTACCTACACACCGACCGATGGAACGACATCTGTCATCGCGGAAGTTTGGGGCGGCGGAGGAAGTGGAGGATCTGGGGTCTCTGGTGGAGCCGGATCCGGCGCTGGTGGGGGTTATTGTCTGAAAAGAATAACCTCTGCGTTTAGTGGCGTAACAGTCACAGTGGGAGCAGGCGGGACTTCTGTATCTAGCGCCGCTGGTAACAATGGCGCCACTTCATCATTCGGCGCTATATGTTCAGCGACGGGTGGAAATGGTGGAACGGGTTCTGGCTCCGGAGTTAATATAACCGGGACATTTAACATGTCCTCTACTGTCGGAGGTTCCGCCACAGGAGGGGATATTAACATTAACGGAGGTGGCGGTTTCTCACTATGGAACTCTGGGTCTCAAAGTTTTGCGGCTATAGGGGGGGCTCCGGCAAGGGGAACTGGTATCGGACAAACACGAAATGCCACTACTGGCACAGGTTCCGCTGGAAGCGCCCCAGGAGGAGGAGGCTTACCGGGAGCTAGCGCCGCATCTGGTGCCGGTGGTGCTGGCCTGGTTATCGTTTGGGAGTACAGCTAATGACAAAATGGGCAAGAATCGAAGATGGCGTGGTGATGGAAACCACCTCAATTAATCCAGCAAATCGGTTTCACCCGTCTTTAGTGTGGGTTGCCTGTGCGGAGGAAGTTGAACAGGGCTGGATTTATAGCAGCGGCGAATTTTCCCCACCGGAGGGCTAGGAAATGAGCGAACCAGCTACAAACACCAGAATTGCGCGCCTTGAGACGACCATAGATCATCTTACAAACGCAATTGAAAAACTGACAAAGCAAGTCGACCAACTCAATGCCGCAATGAATATTTGGAAAGGCGTTGGAACCGCAACGATGGTGGTTCTTGCGGGGGTCGGCGTAATGCTTAGCGACACATTCAAACGCATCATAAACACAGGAATATGGGGAGTAAAATAATGTGTTCAGAACTTTACCAAATCCTCGAAGAACAGCTGGAGCGGCATGAGGGTTTGCGCCTTAAGCCATATCGAGACACGGTTGGAAAATTAACGATCGGCATAGGCCGCAATCTGGATGATGTAGGGATCTCGGAAGAAGAAGCGCGCGCAATGCTGAAGAACGATATCGATCGGGCAAAGGTAATACCTGCAAAATATGTGGAAAATTTTGCCTCCCTACCAAAAATCAAGCAGGCAGCGCTTATTAACATGTGCTTCAATCTTGGTGAGAGAGGTTTTTCTAATTTCCGCCGCATGATTGCGGCAATTTCTGCCGGTGAATTTGAGACTGCGGCGGCAGAAATGTTGAATTCTCGGTGGGCCACGCAAGTGGGGAACCGCGCAAACGAACTCGCAAACATAATGAGGGCTTAAAATGATGGTACTCGAATTTTTTTACGACAACCTACCTGTAATCGAAATTTTATTTGGAGTCGCAGTTGCGATTTATTTCATGTTTCGAATTGGAAAATGGGTGAGAAAGGGAGGGGGAGAATAGTGAGTTGGCAAAAAATAATCGGCAACATTGCTCCTGTATTAGCGTCGGCTGTGGCTCCTCCTTTTGGCGCATTAGCTGCGGCTGCAGTCAAAGAAGCGCTAAATTTAAGCGAAGGTGCGGGAGACAAGGAAATCGAGCGCGCCGTGATTGCGGCATCACCAGCGGACATTCAGAAGCTAAAAGAAACAGATATGAATTTCAGCCTCCGACTCGAAGAGTTACAGGTATCGCGCGAACAGATTTCTGCGACTGACCGAGCTTCCGCACGCGACAGGGAGGCGAAGACCGGCGATAAAACCACAAAAATTCTTGCATTTATTATTGTGATCTCAGGATTGGCGATGGTGGCATTTACGCTTGCCGGTTTTTCTCGCGTGGAATCAGCTCTTGCTGGCGCTCTGATAGGGTACATAATCTCGGAGATGAAGCAGGTTACAGGTTACTACTTCGGCAGCTCTTCCGGATCCGCACTAAAAACAAATCTCATGCAAAACAAATGAAATTTGCCACTGCTTCGCTAGACATCAAGCCGCTATCTGTAAATCAGTGCTGGCGTGGGAGGCGTTTTAAAACGGAGAAGTATGAGCGCTACGAAGAAGAGTTATTGTTTCTTCTTCCGCCCCTAAAAATGCCTAATCCGCCCTATAAAATCTATTTTGAGTTCGGTTTTTCATCGATAGCATCCGACTGGGACAACCCAGTGAAGCCGCTGCAAGATATCCTCCAGAAAAAATACGATTTTGACGACAAGCTGATAACGCACGCGGTTGTAAAAAAATTTAGTGTTAGCAAGGGAAAGGAATATTTTTTGTTTGAAATTCATCATGACGACGGCATTTTCATTGGACATGAAAAGTTATAATTTATGAAATTTCTCTAGGCGCTGCATAAAGACTTGTTTCTCCTCTTTACTCATATGGTTGACTAGTATCGGCGCAAGGCTTGTTAACCAAATCAACAGAGATTCCCAAATACCGATCAGGAAATCTCTAAAACCGAGCCGTGTCTCGGTTTGAGCCGCATTCTCGGCTGCAGTCGTAGTATTCGAGCCGGTTGGTAATATTATGGATGTGGCGCTTTGGCTAAGAGTCATCGGACCAGTAAAACGCACAATGCGCATTGTCCCGGCATGGATTGTCTTAGTACCAGTTACATAAACCACGTGCTCTGCTTTTTCTTCTTGCATAAAAGCTCCTATTGTCTTTCCAAGAGTCTTATGGCTTCCTTTATCGCTTCCACAAACTTCTCAGCGGCGTCGGACAGTGGCATGTTTGTGTCGAAATGGATCACACCGTCTTTTCTATAAAGCCGGAACATCTCCTCTGAATCGTTCTCGGTTGTATTCCACGAAAGGATTGTGTGCTCGTTGGTTGATAACGATAGGAATTTATCTTTGTTGGTTAATAAAAATTCATTGCGTTCTTCGTGGTCTTCAAAAGCAATTATTTCTTCCATAGTTTTCTCCAATTAAAGTTGGGTTTAGATGGGGGTAAAGGCGAAAAGTAAGGCCCCGCCTTTGTGCAATTTCCAGTTATTGGGTCGCACTTGTATTATTGCACTTAGTTCTCCGTTTGTTCTGGCCGTCGGTAGAGAGCGGGTAGAATACAGCGTTCGACATGGTTATCTTCTTTCAGGTTGAAAAGCCTCTCAGGGAACACAATATCCCTCCCGCAAACGGGGCAGAATTCTATCAGGTCTTTCATCTACGCCTCAACAACATTAATGTAATGTTTTGACATTTAAGAGTGGCTGTAATATACTGTTATTTAAGGATTATTTGTCATAATGTCTATTATGCAATTTTAGGGATGGGCCTCCAAGTTGCCTCACACTCTTCTCCAAAATAGTTCTGGGAGCTTGTGTAGAATCCTCTCGGTAAGTGTTCCCATGCGTCCTTCCACCTCACCGCGGCGAAGAGTCTTTCTTGAAAAAGGTCATATTGGAT